GGCTTACCTTTATCAACGGAATGAGCCAGCATATCGTTACGACTTGGGTTCTTTTTGAAAGATTTCCTTCGTTTAAAACAACCAATCCCGATGAAATTCAACAATATATCCTAGATAATTGGTCAAAACTAGATTGGGATATGGACAGACGTTATTGGAAAACCAAACTAGGAAAAGCATTAGAATCATATAAAGCGTTGGTTGGTGATAAAACTCAACAAGAGTTTTGGGAAACGTTGGGTAATTTTAGCGTTTGCTGGGATACGGTTCTCAACAAGTTTTATGCCTTCGGGAGACTTTCTACCTTTTCTTTTCTTGAATATCAGCGTATAATTGGTCTTAATATAGACTGTGATAGCTTGTTCTTAAACGATATGAGCGGCAGCAAATCGCATAGAAATGGTTTGTGCATAGTTTTGGGTAGAGATGATTTAGATTGGCATGATAAATTGAATCCTAATTTTCCTGGCTACACTAAACAAGATATTGAATGGTTGGAAAAAGAGGGCGAGATTCTGTTAAATGAAGCAAAAGAACGTTTTAAAAACAGAGACTTTATTCGCGACGTTTCATATTTTACTTTAGAATCAACTTTATGTTGCTATAAATCATGGCATCGTAAAAATCGTAGATATCCTAATGTTTATATGGATATGTTCTACGAGAGAATTAAAAAGATGGAAAAGAACTGGGAAAACGAAAAAGACTTTAGCATATTTTGGGATGCAAGGAAAAAGTATTTACCAGAATATTTGAGGCTCGAAGATAATCCTTCTGATCCCGGATTGAAACCGGAAAAACAAAATCATTATTTAACAACGGGTCAAGTAATTATGATGGATAAAGATTGGGACTGTTTTGAAAACGATTTCAATAAAAACATTGAAAGGTTTACAGTATGAAAGTGATTGCTATTGGAGGTGAACCAGGTTCTGGTAAATCCACATTAATGAATAAAATTCTAGATCAGTATTCTTGGAAATTAGAATATGATAAGGTCAAGATGGTTCCTTATCTTACAAATACTGATGGCATTTATGTTCTTGGCAAGTATTTCGAAGAAGGTCAAACGTTTTCAGGAACAGACCGTATGTCTATGGCTGTTCAACCAGAAGCAATTAAATTCTTAGCAAGTTTGGATAAAGATTCGGTCGTTCTTTTCGAGGGCGATCGTCTTTTCACATCATCGTTTCTAGAACATTGTTTAGATAATTATGACTTAGAGATTATCTATCTAGAAACTGACAAGACTGTTCGTGAGGAACGATATAAAGAAAGAGGCAGCAATCAAAATGAAACTTGGTTACAGGGTCGTGAAACTAAGATTTCAAATATTCTTTCTAATATGATGCTTATGTTTAACACCGTAAAGTTTAAGAATAATAACATTCAAGAACAAGAAAAAATAATTGAACATATTATGAAATCTTTGGAGAAATTATGAAAATTTTTGATGAATTAGGCATAGCTGTTGCAGAAACTATGGATGAACCTAAATATAAATACAAGGAAGATCAGATTATTGCTGACTTTCATGCCTATATAGATAAGACATATGGGCAACATTATATGACTGAAGAGCAGAATATAGAATGTTTCGATGTGTGGCTCGCCCTCGGTGACTCTATGCCAACCTTTCGAAACACAGCTATCAAGTATCTTTGGCGCTACGGTAAGAAAAACGGTAGCAATAAAGATGATCTTATGAAAGTTCTTCACTACACTTTAATGATGTTATACAACGATCATTATAAGGATAATAAATGAAAACTATTGAAGAACATAATAAAGAACGGAGTGAAATGTATATCAAATCAATTAATGAAAGAACGGGAATTCAATGCCCTCATTGCGGTGATGAAATGAAATACGAAAACTCTAGTGTTTTATTACTTTCAAATCCTCCGCAAAAAAAAGTTTATTGTTCAACTTGTAATTATCAAACAACCATTATCGCATAAGAAAGGTATATTATGGAAATAAAAATTCCTATTGAAAAGTTACGCGAAAGAAAGTTATTTGTTGCTGCACCGATGTATGGCGGGCAGTGCGCCGGTATGTTTGCAAAGTCAGCATCTGATTTAGCTTCTATTTGTACTCAGTATGGTATTCCGTTACAGTTTTATTATCTGTTTAACGAATCCCTAATCACACGTGCTCGTAATTATTGTTGTGATGAATTTATGCGATCTGATTCAGAACATCTAATGTTCATTGATTCTGATATCGGGTTTAACCCACAAGATGTTATTGCTCTTATGGCTCTTCAGGCTCAGGAAGAGGAAAAATATGACATCATCGGCGGTCCTTATCCTAAGAAGTGTATTTCTTGGGAAAAGATTAAGTTGGCCGTAGATAAGGGCTTTGCTGATGATGATCCTAATGTTCTAGAACGTTTCGTCGGAGATTATGTTTTTAACCCAAAGGGCGGACAGGCGTCTATTCCTCTTGCAGAACCAGTAGAAGTTCTTGAGATTGGAACAGGTTTTATGATGGTCACTAAGAAAGCCATGCAAAAGTTTTATGACGAATACAAGGGAATGTATTCTTATAAACCAGACCATGTTCGAACAGAACACTTCGATGGTAGCCGAGAAATTCTACAGTTCTTTCAGGCGGAAGTTGATCAACTTGATTTTGGACGTTATTATGAAACCGAGTTGAAGCGTTTGGCTTCTTTAAAGTTAAACGATCCGGACGCTATCGATAAGGAGGTCAAGAAGATTTTCTCGAATGCTCAGGAACTTAATAGTAAGAGATCCAAGCGTTATCTTTCAGAAGATTATTGGTTCTGTCAGAAAGCTCAGGACATTGGGTTACGTACTTGGTTCTGTCCATGGATGAAACTACAGCACGTTGGATCTTATATTTTTGGTGGTTCTCTTGCTGATCTCGCGCAGATCGGTGCTTCGGCAACAGCAGACCCATCGCAACTTAAAAAGAAGAAGTGATAAAGGAGATATATTATGAAGATTGATACTAATACACTTAATGTTATGAAGAACTTTGCTAAGATTAATCCGTCTATTGTTGTTCAGGAGGGGAATGTTCTTAAGACTATTTCTCCTAACAAGACAATCATGGCAAAGGCAAAGGTAAAGACTGATTTCAACCAGAGGTTTGCGATTTATAATCTAGATCGTTTCATCTCTATCGTCAGCACTTTTACAGATCCTGAGTTTAAGTTTGGTGATAAGTCTGTTGATATTTCAGATGGTAACCAGAAGACTCATTACGTCTATGCTGATGAGTCAACAGTTCTAAAGGCTCCTGAAAGGGAAATCAATCTACCAAGCGTTGACGTTACATTCAGACTTACTAATGATGATCTGAAGAACATTGAAAAGAATGCTGGCATTCTAGGTCTCCCTGAGATTGTTGTTATGGGTGATGGTGAAAACCTATATCTACAGGCTGCAGATTCTAAGAATCCTACTGGTGACGTTTCTTCTATTCTTATTGGAACAACCGATAAGGTTTTCCGTGCTATCTTTAAGGCAGAGAATATTAAGATTCTACCAGGCGATTACGACGTGACTATTTCTTCAAAGGGAATTTCTCACTTCTCTCATGAAGATATTGAGTATTATATTGCAGTTGAACAGAGTTCAACTTTCTAATACTATAGGGGACTTCGGTCCCCTTACTTTTATTATGGAGATATATTATGAATGAAGAATTCTTGTGGGTCGAGAAGTATCGTCCTAAAACTATTGAAGATACTATTCTTCCTTGCGATCTTAAGAAAACCTTTCAACAGTTTGTTGATCAGAAGAATATTCCTAACTTAATCCTATCAGGTTCAGCAGGTGTTGGGAAAACAACAGTCGCACGTGCTATGTTGGAGCAGTTGGGTTGTGATTATATCATTATTAATGGATCTATGAATGGCAATATTGATACACTCCGAAACGAAATTCTCAACTTCGCCTCTAGCGTGTCCCTATCGGGAGGGAGAAAATATGTCATCTTGGACGAAGCCGACTATCTCAACGCCAACTCTACGCAGCCTGCCTTACGTAACTTCATGGAAGAATTCTCACGTAACTGTGGTTTCATCCTCACCTGTAATTTTAAAAATAGAATTATCGATCCCCTCCACTCTAGGTGTTCGGTAATTGATTTTAAGATCAGCAAGAAGGTTATGGCCAAACTTGCTACACAATTCTTCAAGCGTGTTACTTTCATTCTTGATCAGGAAAAGATTGAGTATGATCAGAAGGTTGTTGCTGAAGTAATCAATAAGCATTTCCCAGATTGGCGTCGTGTTCTGAACGAACTTCAGCGTTATTCTGCAACTGGTGCTATTGATACGGGTATTCTTGTTAACCTACAGGAAGCATCTATTAAGGATTTGGTTAAGTATCTCAAGAGCAAGGATTATACTGAAATTCGTAAGTGGGTAAAGAATAATCTGGATACTGATCCTAATATTCTATACAATGAGTTTTATAATATCTCTTCAGAGATCATGCCAGCACAATCATGCGCTCAATTGGTATTGCTACTTGCTAAGTATCAATATCAGAATGCATTTGCTGCTAATGTTGAAATTAACTTCCTAGCATTCCTAGTTGAAGTCATGATGGATTGTGAGTTTAACTAATGGCTAAATTCCTTAATGTATTGATGGAGGAAAGAAACCCTGAAACTATAACAACAGAAGTTAAAAAAGAAAGGTATGATTGGAGATATGAGAATAATCTTATCAATGAAAAAAAGCAAATTGAGATCGATGGGGATTATTCTCAATGGAGAACCAATTCTGTATTATGTAATCATAGGGATTTAATTTATTTTGTAAATGAAGTAAATGTGAATCATAACATAACTGATCGGATGCATTATGATTATCTCTATAATTCTATTAGAAAACAAAAGAGATGGTATAAAGCAGAAACAAAAGAAGAAAAAAAGGCAAGAGAGAAAAAAGAAGAACTGATTACCCTAGTTTCTCAATATTATAAATATAATGTTGTCCGAGCAAAAGAAGTATTGAAAGTCCTTACGCCGGAACAAATTGAAAAAATAAAAAAAGGAAAAGAAAAAGGTGGGGTGAAATGAATGAACTTCTTGATTCTTTAATTGAGGTGAAGATTGCCGAAGAAGAAGATTTCCTAAAGATTAAAGAGACTCTGACTCGTATTGGTGTTGCTTCTCGTAAGGAAAAGAAACTTTATCAGTCTTGCCATATTTTCCACAAACAAGGCAAATATTACATTGTGCATTTTAAAGAAATGTTTTTAATAGATGGTAAGCCTTCTAACTTTTCTGATGAAGATAAAGGACGCCGAAATAAAATAATTTCTCTACTACAAGACTGGGGATTATTAAAGGTTGTAGAGCCTGATTATATTCTAGATCCTCAGGCTTCTATGAATCAGATTAAGATTATCAATCATAAAGAAAAGAATGATTGGACTCTAGAAGCTAAGTATAATATGGGGCGTAAAAAGAAGTAAGGATATATTATGGCTAGAAAAACAGCTGCTGATAAAAAACTTGAAGAAATTAAAAATATTTTATTTCCTCCCACTAAAGTTCACGAGCAAGTAGAAGCGGGCGAAAAGGTTCGCTTCATGGTTGATTATTCTATAGATAATAATCTATACGCAGCTTTAATTGATCTTCAAGAAGGTCACAATGATAAAACAGTTCAGAAGACTGTTAATCAGTGTATAACTGCTCTTATTAAAGTTAGAGATATTCTAGAAGCTCATATGTTACTTGATAAAGAAGCGAAATATATTACCGTTGAAATGCCGGAAAATATAGATGTCGAAGAGATCGAATAGAATCAAAAAACTAACCGAAGCGTTAGAAATAATGATTGACGCTAGATACAAGTATCTACGAGAATTAGAATATGAAAATCATAGATATGCTGGTAAAATACTTGAAGAGATCTATAATCCTGCATTAGAAAAATTTATCGAGACTCTCGAAAAAAAGACTTGATTTTTTCCTAAATATAGGTTATAATGTGTATATGATGGAGGTTCGCCTATGTCTATGCACATTTTACCTGCGTTTTATACGAGTCTAAACACTCGCAAACGTAAACGAAAGCCCGCAGTTAAGACTAAGTTAGTGTCAGACCACGATCGGTGGCTGCTCAAGAATGGAGTCCATCCGGATCAAATTCGTTCGAAAAAAGATAAAAAAGTACTTGACAAAATGTGGCGTTCAGAGTATAATGATACTATGGTGGTTGATCGGAGTGACTACGTTTCCGCAGGATTGTCAGGTGATGCGTC